ATCACCAATAACATTAAGAACTGTTGTCCATATCGAAGTAATATCTGACGGGCCGGCAATGCCAGCTACCAATCTATTATTGCTATCAAAATAATATCCAGGAGGTGCAGTAAATTTGAGAAGCGCGCCGGTTGTGATGTACTTTACATTGGTTGTGGAGTACGTACCCAATCCGATCGGAGTGTTGACATTGTTTACTTTAGTGTAAAAATATCCTGTTACCGAGCTAGCATCTACTGAACTGGTTTGCCAGTACACGGTATTGGTACCCGAATCATCAACTGAGTATGTAGGGTAATTTTGTGTGTAATATTGCACCGCACGGTTAGAGGACAACGTAGAAGCTAACGTATCAGTTAAGAACGTGATAATGTTCCCAATAGAGTTAATCGTAAGTGATAGACTACCGTTGGTATCATTTTGCCAAATTGCACCGTCGGTGGCAAAAGAATTTAAACTTGAATACTTCCCTGTTGGATCTAGTAGGTCTAGATTTTTAGAAACACCAATCGAGCTACGATTAATAGCTTTGCTTTTAAGAATTGAACTGTATAGGGTGTAGGGAAAGTTATTGTAATCTTCCCCGTTGACCATACGATTTTGTGAATAGTATCTAGTGGGGGCCCGTTGTTTAATGCTAGCCAATGATTCTCTTGCTTGAGCGTTAGAGACTGGCAGCTGTAATTCTAGCCCAACTGTTAATTGTTCCACTCTACCCACTCTGCTAAGATACGAGAATGTTATAGAGATGCCCTGCATTTCTGACGGGTCGATGGTGTAGGTAAGCGCATTACCAGCCCGAACATATGCCCTAAATGAACCAACTGGTATTTCTGAGAATACCCCGTCACCGAAGGTATAACTTACTTGGTCGTTAAATCTAGAAGTTACCGCAAAGATTGCTCTATTACTAGTTTCAGTTTGCAGATAAGCATCGGCGTAGACATTCTCAACTTGTTTCCAAAGTGCGCTGGTGCCATTGTTGTCGCTAAGCTGATATAGCCATGTGTCAGTATTGTTGATGCCCTGAATATCTATGTTGATTACCTGATTGGTAATCTGCTGCTCTAAGTTAAAATCAGAATTTTGTAGGCCACCTTGTTTAAAGTAAAAGAAAAATCCGGTATTTGGACTACCATATCCTAATTTGTCATTACGATATAGCATATTAAATCTACCCGACGGTATCGGTGGGATTTCATACAAATAATCTTTATCTACGCTAGTAACACTCACTAGTTCAAAATTCATATTGAGACTATCTACTGTAGAGGTGAATGGAACCACAGGGATATTATCCGCCGGAATACTAAGAGTATACTCACTTGTGGTTACCCCTAATAAATCAGCAACATTACCTGCGCGGCCCACCCGCTGTGTGTTTATCAATGCAGCATTAATAATAGTATTAAATTGTTCAGCCCAATTAGCGTTTGCCGGGTCATTCCATAATATTGGAAGATTACTTAAGTTAACGCCGTTTAAATCGGAAATATTCTGAGTGGTTTGAATACTAACTACTTTCAAGTATCCCTGCGCGGCTAAATTGCGTTTAGGAGTATAGCTTACTAAGTTGGCTAGTTTAACAACGGAGTCTCTACGCTCAGCAGTGTCAATGAAATTTTCTCTGGCGTTTAAGTCGTTTCTAAATGCGAGACCTTGGCCCATGAACGCCATGACATCCAGAATTGCAATAAATTCTGAACTTTCAATAAAGTCATTAAACGTTTCCGGATAATAGACACGCAAATAGTCGATGAAACTCTTACGAAGCGTTTCATAATCAAAACTACGAAAATCAGCTTCTCTGAATGTTTGGTAAATAGCTTTCCAGTCATTTACACCGAATAGGGAAGATTGTCTTGAGCTTGTCGCCATAGTTGTTCTCTTTTAAGTATTTATCATACCTAAAACCGTGCTTGTAATAGGATAAGATTATTGTATTACGGCTCGACTGGTATTACTATCAAAGAACACACTCAATATCTGAGCATTATTGAATGGTGTGACAGACATTTCAACTTCAAGCAATATGCCGTGTTCTTGGGGGAAGGCTTTAACTGAATTTAGTTGTAGTCTGGGATCCAGACTAGCTACTCTACGAATTTCTGCTTCTATTTGAAATTGCACATCGGCTGTGTTGGGTTCAAACACAAAAGACCACAGTGAAGTACCATAGCCCGGTTGTCCTACTTTTTGTCCTTGCCTGATATTCAACGCATTCATCAGGTCTTGTATAACTAATGGATAGTCGACCAATCTAAATTTCTTACCCGTGTTGACAGGTTTTAATATAGTGCCGACACCACCATCAACCCCTCCACCTGCATTAGTGGTCTTTGGTTTATTTGCGCCTATTGTGCTGAATCCGATGTATGATGGCATAAACTATTTATCACTTATTATAAACGGTATGCGCGTGGTTGACTAGCTACGAATTCAGCGTACTGCTTGTCTGTTACCTCTTTGGTCAATGACGCTAGTTCTTGGCTAGCTGCCGCAATTTGAGGATCCCCTTGTGGTAATGTGTTTGATAGCTCCTGAAATCTATCTTTAGCAACGGTAGCTTTATCCTGCAATGATTGTATTTCAGCCAGTGCTGCGGCGATTGGTTCTGCTTTTGCTAAATTAGCTGCCTGAGCCGAAACTGCTGCGGCAGAAATTGTTCCAGAGAAATTGGGCTTGGGAATACCTGCTCCCAATAATGATCCAATTTGCCCATCTATTGCGCTTCTATCTGTTGTGTTCAATCCTACTGTAGGTAATTTAATAGGGAATGCGCCTCCGGATCCAAGCGCAGCAATAGCGGAATTAAGTTGGGCGGCCGCCGCACTTGGCAGTCCGCCCGTAGCAACTGATGCTAAACTTGCAGTTCCTGATTTGAGCTTGTCAAACACGCCTGAAATTGCTCCGGTAGTTTTACTCAGTAGATTAGAAGCAGCTCCAGTGATAGATCCAACAGCACCCGAAATTGAATTAGGTAACGATATGCCGTTTGTAACTGCTGTGGTTGTATTAGTAAGTAGCGCTCCTATAGCAGCCGTACCCGGGATAGCATTAGTCGCACCCTTGGCATAGTTGACTACCGCAGATATTGCATTTTGTCCACCTGGTAAAGCATTTACTCCGCTAGCTAATGCTGAAGCTACACCTGCGGGGGCACCTGCTGCTGCGCCGGTCGCTGCTGATGTTAAACCACCTAATGCACCAGTTACTGCTGATGTTAAACCACCTACTTCTCCAAGTGCTCCGCTAGCTGCACTTGCCAATCCACCTGCTGCGCTTGCAGCGGCTGCTACCTCTGCCGCTTTAGCAGCCTCTGCAATTGCCGTTAGATTTTGTGGCACCCCGGCTTGTAGTGGCTTGAATGCACGTGTTATGGCTGAGAATGCTGATCCGGCCACTCCCTTTGCTGCATCCATCAACCCGCCAAGTCCTGATATTTTAGTCATTGATCCCAATGCTGTGGAGATAGACCCTAGGCCGCCGGTAACATTTTGTGCTAGGCCGGCGGCAAGATTACCAGAATTAATTGCATTAGATACTGCATTAGTAGCGCCCGACACAGCGGTGCCGACACCACCTGAAATATTTTTGATGGTAGATAGCGTTGCGCTTACCCCCGCAGTTGCACCTGACATAATAATGCCGGCAACAGCGCCAGGGGCTTCTTTACCGGTCATCGCGCCGGCTGCGGTTAACGCAGTTTGAGACTGTTGGAGTCCAATTATTGCGGCATTAACCTGTGCTGTTGGATTTTGAATTAATGCAGTAAGATTTTGTGCACCGGGAACACCAGTGAATAGATTGGATGTCAGTGCAGATTGTACGCTTGCTCCACCTTGAACCAGTGAGTTGGTCAGTGCGGCGGCACCGGGTTTAAGAATCCCGGCGGCCTCTAGTTGACTGGGCACCTGTGCTAGATTACCCACCGATGCTACAGCACCTTGCACAGTTGATACTATTCCTGAACCTGCTGCGACTGCCGCAGCAGCTGGTCCAGTAGCAGCATTTGTCGCCATTGCCCCAATCATTGCTGCACTGGTATTTGGATCAATTGCCGCGCTTACCGCGGTTAGTGGTGGCATTGTTGAAGCAACTGCTACTGTTACTGGCGCGGTTGCACCTGCGCCTTGAGCGTCTGCATTAGTTGCAGCAACAGCAGCACTAGGTGCAGAAGGTAAAGCATCTTTTGCGTTTACTGTACTCTGAACATCTACTCCCTGTCCTGCATTTGCCCATGGCGCGTGAGCCGGGGCCCTAGACACAACACTAATAAGTTTACCTGGCGCAGCAGCAAATCCCTTAGCCGAATCATACAATGTATCTGTGTGCGCAGTGACGGGGAGAGGTGGTACTACCTCTGGCGTAGTTGATGTGGCACCGGTATTTAAATTCACCACAGAGCCATTAATATAAGTTGTACCGCTGCTAGCATATGATGCGTCACCTGCTGACTCCATACTCATAGCGCCGTCTACTTTATGAGTATGTGTACCCATTGTATAGACTGTATTGTTAGTACCTGTCTTTTGATTAAAGTCTTTTTCCGCATTGATATTAATAGACTCTGCTTGAATGTTTAATTTTTTCATAGCGTGAATATTAATATCATTATCTGCGTGTAAGTTCAAGTCACCCTGTGTTCTAATATTAACAGAGTTAGTTGAATACATATCAATTGTACCTTCTTTACCTAACTCAATGTATGACTGTCCGTTAGAGTGTAGGATCATCAACGTTTGACCATTATCACTCATTAATATTTGATGACCCAGAGAAGTGCGAATTCTTACCAATTGATCGCCGCCTATTTGATCACCGTCATCCATCACAATTGAATGGCCGCCCCTGCGAGAAATAACTTTTAATCCGGCACTTTGACCACCATTACCCGCAGCATCAGCTACTGTCGCATCTGTAAAACCACCTTGATAGATAGGTCTACCGGGTGTGCTTATTCCCCAGCCAACTCTACTAGGGGACTCTCGTTGCGCACTAGAGCTAATTGGTCCTCTGATCGGATCCCTGATGATACCCTGTTGATTCATAATCATCGCAACATCACTGTGAATAGGCTTGGCTTCTTTTAGAAAGTTAGGTCCGTTTGTAGCAGGAGAGTTATTAGTATTCATATTGGTTACTGGAAGTCTAGTAGACCCTCCATAACCACTTGCTTCGCCGGGATTTGGCACAACATTAGTACTTGATCCAATAGCAGGAACCATGTGCAGTGCTTCTGGCTTAGGGACACATCCAATGTAAAAGCCATAATTCATATCACCATTAACAAATATACAGATAACAGTAGTACCTAGATCAGGTGGGCTATTCCAAAATCCATATGAGACTGAATTTGTTTTATAGGTGCCAGGTCCTGTATTAGCTGAGGTAGATTCTACTAGTCCATAAAAAGGACTCATATAGGACACCGTCATCCAACTGTCAGCATCATCTGGATCACCGCTACTAAAGTCGGCAATGTACACCTGTATTCTTCCGGCTCGTACTGGATCTATGTTATTTTTCACAACACCCAATACAGGTACTGATCGGATATTGGCGCCGCCGGCATCAGGTTTGTTTGCCTTTTTAGTACCTACCGGTTTAAAAATGTCTTGTGCCATAATTAGAATTCCCTTCCGCCTTCTGCCGGAGCATATGTCGTATTACTACTTTGCCCGTCATCCGACGCAACGTACGGATTTAATGCGTCCCCGGTAGCAGTTGTCAACTGTGTGGATGCAGGTGCATTTTGTAGTGCGTTAAAGTTAGTAGTGATTGTTGAGGTAAACCTACCTATTGCATTCCCCACACTGGTAACAGCACTCTTTAAGAATCCTGTCGATGCGACTGGGGTAGCGGCTACCGTTGGTGAAGTAGTCAATGCAGTGTTGATGCCCAACAAACCCAAATCAGCTACACGGCCTTCTCCAGTACTAGTAGAATCTGAAGAAGCATCTGCAAAAGTCGCAATGTTGCAGTCTAAAATTTGGGTGAATTTACCACCATTAAAAATACTATCTACTTGTAGTAGCATATAGCTAATGCCACCTCCACGTGAATTGATTTCTTTTTGAATACTTGCCGGATATTTAAAGAATAGTATTCTATCATTTATGTTAATCTTGCCCGTGTTGTTGTCATAATCTTCTACTTCATAGAAATTAATCTCAATGAATACTTGTCCGCCATTAGGGTTAATAGTGAAACCGTCACCTCCGTAAAATTGGTTGTATACTTGGTTGATTCCTCCGGGTGCCTCATTTATTAAAAAGTCCGGATCGCCCAATATAGTAACCTTTGCACTAGCAAACGATTTTGGATCTAATAAACTAGTAATATATGAGTTTTGTGCTTCCATTCCATCGTCTAGTTTTCCCAGTCTAGGTCCAGGCTGTCGTTGACCAGCAATAACCGGTATATCAGCGTCGCCGCCCTGCGAAGTACCATCATCACCTTTTAAAGGCAACGGGACAGGATTTATCGCCACATTATAA